CAATAAACATATAATTTTCTAAAAATCTTTGATTCAACGAGTTTGGTATATCTGTCCCACATTTCCCACTAAATTGATTATAGGTCATCCCTGTTATTACTTGGAAATACTCTATATCAATAGGAAATTTATGATAATCTGTACCACCCGTTTGTATAATATTATTATAAGTTACTGATTGATTTCCAGTACCATCTGGTTTTGCATAATTAATTGTAAAACTTGTTGTTGTAGCTGAAGTTCCAGTTATCGCATTATTACCATATTGGTTTAAAACAGCATTATTAACATTGATATCTTTAGATAAAGCAGGATTTTGAAATGAAATTAATTGTCCAACTTTATAACTATTTAAACTATTTTTGTCACATAAAATAACAATAGTATTATCATAGTGTTCTGTTGTAGGGTTAGCAGTAGGTGCAAATTTAACTTTAATTCTATTAACACCACCACCCGGATTTAATGTTCCTGTAGCATCTTGATTAAAATATTTAGATTTAGTATTAAATAAATTAACTCTTTCAGCTAAACCTAAACTAGATGTGAAAAAATTATCCGTATAGTAAGCGTTACCTATCACAACTTGTCTTGGTACTAAATTTGCCGAGCCAACACTTGGGTCAGATTCACCTTGAGATTGAGTTGTTGCGAAAGTTGTACTAATCGCATTGTTAGTCGCAGAGTCACCATTTGCTTTAAATGGACCAGCCCCTGGGTATATTGAAGGTTCAGGTGTAAAACCTTTAACGGTATAAATATTACTACCAACTTGAGATATACGATAATTTGATGTTAACACATTAGCAGGATTATTATCACTAACAATTGTTGTACAAGGTACTTCCTCTTTAGTATCTTTTGTTACACTAGAACCCGCGTCAACCATTTCGTCCGACGCAGAACCTTCAGTCCCAGCCGTTTCACCAACCGAACAATCACATAATTCACAATCAGGGTATGTTAATAATGGAATGGAAATACCATTTAATTTCATATCCCATAATTGTTTTAAAAATACGGCTAATAAAGTTATCATTATACCATATAGTATAATATCAAGAAGAAACCCAGCAATTAAACCTAAAGCATATGGTACAGTACCTACTATTTTAATAGAAGTGATTACTATTTTACTAGTATAAAAAGCAATAGCTGCTGGAATAATAACTAACCTTAATAAATGTATTAATAAATAAATAATATGAGTAACCAAGATTAATAAATAAAGTACAGGTCTAAAAAGTAACATCATTAATGTGAATAAGATATATATAATATCAAATCTCATATTAGAGTCATTTGTTGGGAATTTATTATTCTCACTTTGACAACTACCATCTAAAATATTTTTAATACCCGTAAATTTATCAGGCATATAACCATTTCTATATTTGTCAAGTAATTGAGATATTGTATAAACTTTATTATACTTCATCTCATAAAAAGTATCTTGACAGTTTATAGCATCCTGTATCATTTGTTTTCCAATTGTTGCACCAGGTGAAACTGATGTCCCTGTATAACCATAATCAGCCCAATCTAAACTAAATGAGTATGATTTCATAGCTAACTGATAATCAGTGAACTCAGTTGAAGTATTTTTAGTCGCTAATGGGTCTATCCCTGATGACACCCAACCATGTTCTCTAACATTAGGTACTAAAAAATATCCTCTCTTAACCGATTCAGATAATGATGGTGATTGATTCCATTTTACTTTAAATCTATATTTTCCTGTCGTTGGTATCCCTTTTTTAGGGTCATCAGAAAAGACTTGTTCTCCAAATTCATTAGTCGTTACATAATCCATGTTCATTGGAACATCAACCATAAATGTACCGTTTTCGTCAATAACTTGACCACCTTCATCTAAATCAACAGATTCTAATATAGGTCTACCATAAACATCTTGATTTATTGTTTGTCTAATGGCTAAAATTTCACCAGGACCAGCTGATAAGTCACATAAATACCCACCATTACTTCTAACAGTACAATCGGATTTAACGGAATCATTATCATTCGTTGAAATGATAGACCCCATAAAAATAGCTGTAGGTCTAATATCAATATTAGCTTCACCTGACAAATCAAAATCGGTTCTTGTTATACCTAAATTACAAATTTCAGGTTGTCCCCATAATGGACTAACATCAATTGTTTTGTTAATAGTGATTAATTGCGGTAACTCTCTTAAATTTGTAGATGATTTAAACTTAACCCCGGCAACTTGACTAGATGTTGCAACACCCATTCTTATTAAATCTTGTGGTGATAACGAAAACTCCCCAATGTCAGATAAATCAACATCCATAACGATAGTTTGACTTCCTACCGGAACACCAAATATCATATAGTCACCACTTGAGTTAGTTACTGTGGTATATTTGTAGTATTTATCGTAAACTTCAATTAAAGTAGGGTCAACTAACACATCAGTTCTATCAAAAAACGTACCTGTTGGTACGTGTCCACTATGTGATTGTTTATAAGGTAATAAGTTATACCTATAACCATCCTCATTTAGTTCAGATAATGTCTTGTAAGGGTATAAATCCGAAATAACAGGGTCTAACTCATCTGTAGAATCTAAAGGGATAAAAACGGATACTTTAGCGTTTGGTAAACCAAATCCATTATTAACACTAACACGACCAACAACAACACCATAATCAGAACATTGTCTGGTATAGATTTGACTTTGCAGTAATTTTAACGATAATATTTCTAAGTATTCAAACTCTTGGTCAATTAATATTTTTATTGACTTATCAACACCCGGTTGGGTTCTTATTCTATATGAATTGGACATTCTATCACTTTTTTTAATAAATAGTTAATATGTTATTTTATTAAAAATAGGTAAGAATATTAAAAAATAAATTATGACTCTAATATATATTTTTAATATTGTCAATAGGATTACAATTATCTTCAATATATTTTTTTATAATTTTATCAATATAAGGATAAACTGTATTGTCAATTGTAGTATGTGTAGTATTTGGAACATAAATATTAACATATTTTGTAATATTATTATCTTTAGAATTTTTAACAATACCCCCTGAATTAGTGAAGAAATAAAAATTATCACTATATTCTAAAGAATAATAATTAATAAGGTATTTCACATTTTTAGGTATTTCGTAATAAACATTATTATCACGCTTATTCGCAGCATCAACCAATACAATTAAATCAATATTTATACCGTATTTTGATAATTTAGAAATACATTCAATAATATTATTACCACCAGTACTGTGACCTATGAGGATGATTTTACCATTTGGTTTAATAGTTTTGTAATAATATATAGATGTAAAAATATCTTCAGTAGTTAGATTATTACTATGACTACTGACATAAGAAATAACTTGAGAATTATTTTTATAATTTTTAGTTTGGATATAACCTAAACCATTTAAGTCTCTGGATTTTGTAATATCAACTTGTGTTTTATTTTTTTCTAATACATCGTGAAACGGGTTATTAACCCCTTGAATTGTTAATATCAAATTTTCAGTGTCTTTATTAACATACTCAATTTCTGAATAAGTTGTTTCGTTATAATATCTATTACGAATAGTAACATATTCACTAATAATTAATAAACAATTAACGATAAAAAGAACCATCACTATAGTATCTTTATTTCTTCTTAATGAATTAAACAAATAAATAAATAAGAATACACTAAACCAAAACCTAAAATTCAATAGTAAATTAATCACTAAAGATTGTATTAATGTTCCGTTATCACCATAAATAATATTAAAAATATTCTCCATTATTTAATGGTAATTTATTTTAAACTAAAAATCAATTACTATGAGAAATTAGTTGCTTTTAAGTTCTTGACTCTTACAATAATATCTTTATTTGGATATCTCACTTGGTAAGTTTGTTTTGGTTCCGCAAATATAGTATCGTCAATTAATTCAATTTGTTTTGTTTCAGAATCTAAATATCTTTGCGATGTTTGTGATGACGAATATTCTCCACCTACTTTATTAAAGAATTGAATATCGGCAACCGAAATTACACCATTCTCACTTTGTATTAATCTTCTTATTTCAGATACGAAAACATTCTCACCCATTTGTCTATTAGACGGTTGGAAATAAGTTGAGATGATATCAACCACTTTTGAGATAACAATACCTTGGTTTTGACTATTATCTAAAACAACATCAATATTCACCCCTAAATCAACAACATTTGCAGTTTCAATTGAAATATAATCATTAATCATACGATAATTTGACAAATAATTCGCTAAATTATTTTTTAAAGTATTTGACACAATTTCTGTTAAATTCCCACTCTCGTCATAAGATAACATCTGAACTTTAATCTTATTGTTTTCTTCAGTTATCGCAACTTTCGCTGGAGCTCCGAATTGTGATGGCATTGTTCTGATTATTGAGTCGTAATCATTCACTGTAACCGCTCTATTTTGAGCTGAAAAGTTATAACCTACTAAATTCCTAACTTCTTCAGTTGTTGGGTAATTAGCACCACCTATAGCGGCAGTAACATTAGTACATTGTAATGAATTAACAACACTTGTATTGATAGAATCAGCTGGTCCATTAACGAAAAATGATACAGTACCTATTTGACTAATAACATTAACCCCCAAGTTACTACCTGTTCCACCACCAACTCTATATTGAACGAATATTGTTGAGTTGGCTTTTAATGAACTACCTAAGGCCAAGTTATTAGAATATTTATACAAATCTAACTTAAACCCATCACGAGCAAACTCTCTTAATTGTTCATCAGCTGATTGATTACCACCACCAAAGGTCATCTTAAAGAAACCTTCTGGTGTAAATTCAGTTATGAATTTATCAGATGTTGATACATACTTACCAACTTTAATACCTGGATTATCAGAAACTTTTGTTGGGTCTTCAACGAATACTCTATCTTCAGCTAACGCTTTAACTTCATACCATCTATTATCTAACCCTAAAAACTCTTGAGCTGAAGGAACATTAGTATATTGAGTACCGTCTTTTAAGATAACACTAGTCACACCTAAAACATTTTTTTCAGGTAAGAATAATTCAAAGAACGGTTTTACATCATTAGCTGTAATAACTCTTTTGAATACTTTTGTAACACCATTAACAATAGTTTCTCTCTTAACAATGGTATAATTCAGTAAAGTATTATTAGAATCAAAATTAGGTATCTTTAATCTATTTGAAACCCCTTCAGCACTTAATGATGAAGCGAAATCAATATCATATACCGTCTCAAATATTTGACCAGCACCACTAACTTGTGAACCTCGTCTTAATATACCACAATATCTTAAATCCTCTTTATCACCATAAGCAGGAACTGTAATTGAGAAATCAACTAAAGCAACAGATGGTCTTTGTCCAGGTATTTTTAACCCGTAAGTTTTGGCAATATTATAAATTGATGATTTTTGCTGAGCGTATTGTAATACGGTCTCTTGAATACTTCTATCAATGTTGAAGTGTAAATTATCAGAAACCGCCGCGTTCAAATCTAACAATACAGAAAACACTGAAGCATCATTGAAATTCTCAACTAAGTCAGGATAATAAGTTCTTGTGAAATTTACTAATTCAGTCCTAAGAGATTGGAAATCTCTTGTAGTATAGGATATTTTTTTGTTTGCCATAATTTGTTATATATTAATAATTACAAAATCACTACTTCTGAATACATCATCAGTTATTTTATAATCTATTTTTACTTTAGCTGTATGTTCTTCGGTTGCAATACCTGGGACTCTAAACACTCTTTCATCATTATCATTAATGTAACTACCTTTATCTTCATCACCTAACGAAGCTGGAGTTATTGTAATATTTGTAATTGTTAACCCGGGTAAGTATTCTTCAACAGATTCTCTTATCTCCGCATCAATATCTGAAAAGGTTGGACCATCTAATGGTTCAAATATAAACTCATATAATCTAGTCCCAAAATCGGGTAGATAATATCTTGTTCCTTTCCGAGTTAATAATAAATGGATTAATTCCGACCTAATTTCTTGGTCACTATAACTTGTTAAGTTTAAGAATTTACCATCAAAAGAATCCCTAAATGGGAATGTTAAACCATATGTTTGTCCGTCTGCCATAACTATAAATATATAATAAAGAAAAAATCACGAACATTGTCGTGATTTTTTTCTATTCCTTTATGAAGAACAACCGAAACACTCAAATTCCGATTCTTGAGGTTTAGTAATTACATTAACATTAGGTTTCTCAATAGGATTACTTATTTTAGACATATCAATTGCTAAATGTTTAGCACCAGTTGAAATGGCTTGAGTTCTC